AACTTGGCTTCTGCAAAATCTTATAAAATTAATAATACTGCAATATCTGCAGCCTTACCAGCCCTTACATGGGGAGATGTTAAAGATGGTAAGTCTGGTCTTGTAATTAGTTAAACTACTTTGTAAAACAGAAAGTGCTTAACCCTCAAGTAAATATTTAGTGTATGTTTTGTGCGTAATTAACTTATAAAAATTTATGATATACTTATAGTACTTTACGATTTGTAAAGTGCTAATTGTTTTTATTACTAGAGAGTTGGAATTTTAATGTCAGAGGTCTTTTCATTTCGTTTATCAGATGAGTTTATAACAAAATATGCGGGGATTCCAGCCCCATTTGGATTTTCAGACGCTGGATCAAACTCATTAGGAGAAATTACGTTCATTCGTACATACTCTCGTATGAAAGAAGACGGAACTAAAGAACGCTGGCATGAGGTTTGTCGTCGTGTGATCGAGGGTATGTATTCAGTTCAAAAGAATCATGCTAAAGATAACCGCCTACCATGGAATGACAATAAGGCTCAGAAGTCTGCTCAAGAAGCATATCAAAGAATGTTTGAATTAAAGTGGACACCACCAGGTCGTGGTCTCTGGGCATTTGGAACTCCTATGACTATGGAAAGACGTAACTCTGCTTCCCTTCAAAATTGTGCAATGGTCTCTACTCGTGATATTGATCGTAATGATCCAGGTGCTTTGTTTGCCTGGGTAATGGATGCTTTGATGTTAGGTATAGGTGTAGGGTTTGATACCCTTGGACAAGAAAAGCAAATGCCTATCTATGCACCAACAGAACCAGTATCTACATATGAAATTCCAGATACTCGTGAAGGCTGGGTTGAATCTTTAAGAATGCTTATAAACTCATTCTTGAGACAAAATCAGCCTATTCAAGAGTTTGACTACAGTCTTATCCGTCCTCTAGGTGCCCCTATTAAAGGCTTTGGAGGCGTTGCAAGCGGTCCAGCACCACTTATGGACCTCCATACACGCATTCGCAATGTTATTGGCTCTAGAGCAGGAGAGTTTCTAGATAGCCGTGCTATTGTTGATCTTGTAAATCTTATTGGAACGTGTGTTGTTTCTGGAAATGTTCGTCGTTCTGCTACTTTAGCACTGGGTTCTCCTGGAGATGAAGATTTTATTAATTTAAAAAATGGTGAGGTTTTCCCAGAAAGAAACTCATACGATTCAGAAAAACCAGGTTGGGCTTGGATGAGTAATAACTCTATTTCAGCAACCGTTGGAACTAAGTATGAAGACTATGTTGATTTAATTGCTGATAATGGAGAGCCAGGATTTATTTGGCTAGATGTTGCAAGAGATTATGGTCGTCTTGCTGATGCGCCAGACTATAAAGATTCTAGAATTATGGGATTCAATCCTTGTGCGGAGCAGCCATTAGAATCATACGAACTTTGTACACTTGTAGAAGTGCACTTAAATCGTCATGAATCTAAAGAGGACTTCCTTAAAACATTAAAGTTTGCATACCTATATGGTAAGACTGTAACTCTTATGCCAACACATTGGCAACAGACAAATGGTATTATGCAACGCAATCGTCGTATTGGAACATCTCTTACAGGCATTGCTGCATTTGCTGATGAGCATGGTCTTCCAACTGTCCGTGAATGGATGGATGAAGGATATAACAAGATTCGTCATTATGATCACCAGTATTCAGAATGGCTTTGTGTTCGTGAATCAGTTCGTGTAACAACTGTTAAACCTTCAGGATCTGTATCACTTCTTTCTGGTGCTACCCCTGGAGTTCACTGGGGACCTGGTGGAGAATTTTATCTTCGTGCTATTCGTTTTGGAAATACTGATCCAATGATGCATTTGTTTAAAGCAGCAGGGTATAAAATTGAAGATGACGTAGTATCAGCAAATACCCAAGTGGTATATTTCCCAGTAGCATCAGGACATAAGCGTTCTGAAAAAGAAGTTAGCCTATTTGAAAAAATTGGTTTGGCAGCAACTGCTCAAAAGTACTGGTCAGATAATGGTGTTTCTGTTACCCTTTCATTTGATAAGGAAGAAGAAACTAAGTTTGTTGCTCCAGCACTTAATATGTATGAGGGTCAACTAAAGGCAGTTTCATTCCTTCCAATGGGAAATAAGACTTATCCACAACAACCTTATACTGAAATTACTCGTGAAGAATATAATGCCTATGTGGGCACAATTGGCAAGATTGATTGGTCTGCTATTTATGATGGAATAGAAAATCTTGAGGCTGAAGGAGAAGCATATTGCTCTACAGATGCCTGTGAGATTAAATTATATTAATCCTCATCCTGCTATAATAGACTTACTATGTCTAACCCATCAAACCTATATGCAGAAAAGATTTATTCAGAACATCCATTAGTTCTTTGGGCGTTAGACGATAAGGCTGACTATATCAGTTTGATATCTGAAACAAACAGAGATCTTGAAAATGAGTGGACAGTTACTGGCGGTACTGCTACAGAGGCAACAATAGACAATGAACCATTTCCAGACAGCATTACAACAAATATAACTGGAAGTGTTCCTGCAGGTGCTACCAATGACATTATTTGCATTAGTCCTGAACTTGTAAACTTTACTAATTTAAATTCAGATCTTGGAACTTTTTCTGTAGGAGGGTATTTTTACTCTAACAGTGCATACCTATCATCAGTATCTATTGGGTATGAATATACAGATACAACATCATCTTTAGTTGTACAAAAACTAAAAACATTCCCAACTACCATATTCCAAAACTGGTCTTTTGTTTCAGAAACATTTGAGATTCCAGATGAAAATACAATGCTAAGGCTTGTCTTTAAAATAAGCACAACTAGTGGCGGTGCTACATCTGCAGACTATATTTTTTATGTTAATGGATTAACTCTTGGTCAATGGTCAGAAGAGTTTAATACCACATCTCTTGGAATTGAGCCAGAGGCTTTCCCATCAACTATTGCACTTACTACAACTAGTGAGGCTGTTCCAACTGCAGCGTATGGCATATCATCTGATGAGGGATACTATCTTGTTAATGATAGTTCTCTTGTAGCAAAAAATTCTAGCATTCCTATGGTATTTGGAGCAAGTGGAGTAACAATTCTAACACCAAACACTGGTGGAGATCCATCACTTATTTTGCCAGGTAAAGGATTTTTAAATGAATTAGGAAGGTATAAAGAATATACAGTAGAGTTTTGGGCAAGAATAAACTCTGATTCTTCTACTCCTAAAAGAATCTTTGGTCCTATAACTGGAACAGATGGTTTGTATGTTGAAGGTGGTTTTTTAACTTTAGTTATTGGAGATAAATTTAGTTCTCACTTTGTTGGAGAATGGTTTAGACCAATGCTTATTCATATACGTTTAATTAGAAACTCTGTTAGCCTTTTACTTAATGGAGAAGAAGTTCTATCTTTTGCTATTGATACTGAATCATTGGTTTTACCAGATCCTACATACCTTGGAGACTCCCAAGACTGGCTTGGATTTTATTCTTATTTAGATGTAACCCCAATAGAAATAGACTGTGTTGCTATTTATCCATACCAAGTTCCAGTAACTGTTGCAAAACGTAGATGGGTATATGGACAGGGAGTTCTTTCTCCTGAAGGAATTAACTCAGCATATGGTGGAACATCAGCATTTATTGATTATCCATTTGCAGACTATACATCTAACTACAACTATCCAGATTTTGCTCAATGGCAGCAAGGTAGTTTTGACAACCTTACAACAACAAATACAGCCTTAACAACTCCAGAATATCAGTTACCAGAAATCTTTTTAGAATCAAAAACACTATCTCAACTATATACCGATAATCAAGAGATTCAAGAAGTTGCTTCTGGCACAATAGTTCCAAATAAGTTTATAACCTTTAGACCAGACAACACTTGGAATTCAGAACAGTGCTACTTCAACTTTCCACAATTTAATGTTTTAAATGATCAGATAAGATCTGTCTATGCAGTTTTTAGTACAACTGATATTGGACCAGAATCTGGAACCGTCCAACCACAAACACTTCTTAAAATATATAACTCTCTAAATACTGATTTTTTCATTGTTAGACAAGAAGAAGATTTAATTAAATATGTTTTAAAGTATAACGGAGTAGAAGAGTTACTTTACACAACACCAAGTCTTGAATCAGACCAGTTATTTTCGGTAGGAATAAACCTTCAAACAGTAGCAAGTACATTTGGAGAAAACGTTTCATCTTTTTTTGGGAATCAAAGCGGATTAAAACTATATGTAGCAGGAGATGAAGAAGCAGAAAATACCTTTACTGGTAAAATTTACTCTGTTGGATTATCTACTGCATCTAATACGGTTGAAATAGAAGATTACTTTGACGAAGAAGGTTTTGTATTATTTGATGATTTGTCAGAAAGCGGAGTAACGGAAGAAACTTCTGTAGCATTAATTGACCATACTGCAAGTTACACACTACTTCCAACAGAAGCCTACGGACAATTTTTTCTAGATATTGGTGTATCTGGATACTGGCAAGACTACTTGCCTCTTTCATATTTTGCCCAGTATGTAGCAAATGACATTGGTAATCAATACTATGACCTTGACTTTTTGCAATTTAATATTGGATACCCTGGACCATCGTCTACTTCTCAGTCAGAAGAGGTTGCAGAGTCTTGGACTTATCAACAACTAAAGGATCAATTTGAGTCTCCAGAACAAAAGACATATTACCACTTTGACAACTTCTTATTTACTGGATGGTCTAATTATGAAGACGTTCAGCAAAAGTCTGTTAAGTTTTATCAGTATGATACCGATAATGCATCAATCAGAAGTTATGTAACCTTTCAGTATATTCAAGATGGAGCAAATGCTCCACAAACAAGTTTTGATAGACTAGAAGCAGCAAAGTCTACACGCATTGTGGATATGGATGAACATCCACTGTGGGCAACAACAAAGTTTGAGGTTGTTGATAATACATTAATCTATCCAACAAAGACTATTGACTTTAATGAACTTGCAATTGTATACCACCTTGAGTTTAATATTAGAAGTATTCTTACAAAACCAATTGCTCTTCGTAGACTTGAGTTTGCTTCTCAAGCGTTAAATGATAACTCGTTCAACCCAATTGGAACACGATTTGGTCTTGACATGTTCCCATATAAGAGATCTGGTTTATACTATGATTATAAGTCTAAAAACCCATTTAGCATTTATAAGGGAAGCACACCGTATCTTTATCTAAATAGAAAAACTGGAATTGAAGTCCGTGGAACATTTGACCCACAAGTTAGTCGTGGAATTGCAGTTCCTATCAATCAGGCATCTGCTGCAGAATATCGTGTTAGCGCTGCTCAAATATGGATGAGATATGATGATGATTATTTCCCAGGAACTCCTACAGAACTATTTGAGATTGAGTATAAAGGCGACACAATTAAGTTTTATATGGTTGCAGATAGTTCAAAGGGCTCTAGGGCTAGAATATTTGCACGTAGCCAAAACACAGGATTAGACTTTAATGGTCTTGCATATTTTTGGAATGGATCCCTAGTTCGTGAACCAGTTATTACTAAAAAGGAATGGGGAGTTCTTGGAATTGCATTCTCTACAGCCCTAAACTTTGATGGCTACCTTGGCGGTATAAATTTGACTGGTCCAATGATATTTAATAATATTGCATACTACCAGGCAAATAATCTACAGCAGGTTCAAAGTACGCTCACAAGACCTTGGCTTCAGGTTAAAACAGACGGAGTTACTAATTTTCAGTGGGAGTATTGGCTTAATAACTTTGTATGGCAAGGCGTGTTAGTCATCTCAGCCTCAGATCTATATGGCGTTAGCCCATCAGATGTCTACAAGACCTATGTGGGAACTAATAAGATTATCATTGATGATAATGAGGGCATGATATTTGATGCTGAAAAACTTAAAATCTATGCAGATACTACTTGGCAGACCACAGTCAAGATTCCAGTGTAATATGGTATACTTGTGGTTATGGATAATGAAATTCTTAAAAAAGTTGGCAATGTCCGACGCAAAGTAATAGAAAAAGACTATAACTGGGGTCTATATGTGTACAAAAAATCTAATGGATCTTGGTTTACAGATGGTGAAGGAAGCATCCTAAACATAGAATCAATGCGTGGAGACATCTCAAAAATCTCAGAACTTAAAAAAGTTGCAATGCATTATGGTGATGATGGAGAAGGAAAAGCAGTTTTTGTTCCAGGACTCACAAGAATTAGTGAAGAAGAGTATTCAGAACAAGTAGATAGAATGAAGAACGGTTTGATTCCTTCTATGAACGACCATGGTGCTTGGGTAGCAGCACGACAAACCTATGATAAGTATGGTAGCGATGACTGATGATTATATAAGAGTTGGATTAAACACCCAACATAAAGACGAAAACCCATTTAGCCAACAAGATCCTTTTATTAAGTCTTGGGATAATCTTAAAGATTACAATGGACTAAATCAAAACTTTCGTAGAAAAACTTCACGGAATGTAGCAAAAGCAATAGTAGTTGCAACAGATGCATACCTTGATTCAGCAAATGCTACACCTTCAGGAGTAGATGCTTCATCAAAGGCTATTAATCCTGGAACTGTATATCGTAATGGATATGGTCTATTTGATGTAATTACTCCACCATACAATATGTATGAGTTGGCTAACTTTTATGATACCTCTTTTGCTAACCATGCTGCTATTGATGCAAAGGTAGAAAACGTTGTTGGTCTTGGCTATTCATTTGAAGTAGCAGGCAGAACTATGTTAAGGTTTGAAATGAACGATGACCAAGGAGCAGTTGATCGTGCTCGTCGTCGTATTGAAAGAATGAAGTTAGAACTACGTGATTGGCTTGAAAACCTAAACGATGATGATTCTTTTACAAAAACAATGGAAAAGTTTTATACAGATGTTCAGGCTACAGGAAATGGCTTTCTTGAAATTGGAAGAACTGTTACTGGAGAAATTGGATATATAGGTCATATACCAGCGACTACTGTTCGTGTTAGACGTTTACGTGATGGCTTTGTTCAGATTATTGGAAACTCTGTGGTTTACTTTAGAAATTTTGGGGCTAAGAATCAAAACCCAATGACAGCAGATGCTCGTCCAAATGAGATCATTCACTATAAAGAATACTCACCATTAAATACCTATTACGGTATTCCAGATATTATTGCTGCGCTACCATCTCTAATTGGAGATCAACTTGCATCACAATATAATATTGATTACTTTGAAAACAAGGCTGTCCCAAGATATGTTGTAACCCTAAAGGGTGCAAAGTTGTCTGCCGATGGAGAAGACAAGATGTTCCGATTCCTTCAGACTGGTCTAAAGTCTCAGTCACATAGAACTCTATACATCCCTCTTCCTGGTGATACAGATCAAAATAAGGTTGAGTTTAAAATGGAGGCTGTTGAAAACGGCATTCAAGATGGATCTTTTAAAGAGTATCGTAAACAAAATCGTGATGACATTTTTATTGCTCATCAAATGCCTATGTCTAAAATTGGTGGATCTGAGGGGGCAGGTGTTGCAGCGGCAATTTCTCAAGACCGCACATTTAAAGAGCAGGTTTGTCGTCCAGCACAGAGCCATCTTGCCAAGGTAGTAAATAAAATTATTAAAGAAAAAACAGATATTCTTGAACTTAAGTTTAAAGAATTTACTCTTACAGATGAGATTGCTCAGTCACAAATTCTTGAGCGCTACGTAAAAACTCAGGTCATGATGCCTAATGAGGCTCGTGAAGCGATTGGTCTTCCACAAATTCCAAATGGTGATGAGCCGTTTATTATGTCTCCACGTCAGTCAACTGATGCTAGAGCAAATTTAGCAGGGACTCGTCAAAGAGATTCAGAAAGAACAAATAACAACTCTGATTCTACAACAACAGTCGCTGGACGTAATGCACAAGGAGAAGGTAGATCATCTCAGTAATTGAGATAAAGTTGAAAATGTTTGGTATAATGGTAACGATATGTTAATAAATAAGGCTCATTGGGTGACTAATGGCGACAACGTTCGTCTATCGATGCCTATTGGAAAAGTTGATATTGAGCGCCGCATGGTGTCAGGTTTTGCAACCCTAGATAATATTGATAAACAGGGTGACATCGTAACAACAGAATCAAGCATAAATGCTTTTAAGAATTTCCGTGGAAACCTTCGTGAAATGCACCAACCTTCAGCCGTTGGCAAGATTGTATCTTTTAAAGAGGATCGTTACTTTGATCCAAACACAAAAAAGTTTTATAGTGGAGTATATGTTTCAGCATATGTTTCAAAGGGTGCACAAGATGCCTGGGAGAAAGTTCTAGACGGAACATACACAGGATTTTCTATCGGTGGAAACATCAAGACTTGGGATGACGCATTTAATGAAGAAATGGATAAGTCTATTCGTGTTATTAAAGAGTATGACCTTTACGAACTTTCATTAGTTGACTCACCAGCAAATCAATTTGCAAGTATTGTATCAATTGAAAAACAAGATGGTCATAATGTAATTAGTGGCTTAATTTCAAAGGTAGATACAGAAAATATTTTTTATGATTCAGACTCTGGTATGGTAATAGTTTCAGACTCAGAAATGGTGACCCATCCCATTACAGAAAAACAAATGAAAAACATTGGTTTTGTTGAAAAGAATGATACAGATAAAGCAAACATGATAAAGTTCTTAGTTGATAGTGCTAAAGGCATTAGTACAATTAAGATTACAAAGGAGGTAAACCCTATGTCAGAAACAACAGAAGCAGCAGTTGATGCTGTAGTTGATAATGCAGAGGTTGCTCCAGAGGCACAGCCAGCAGTAGTTGAAGAAACTCCTGCAGTCGCTGATGAAGCACCAGCAGTTGAAGAACTTGCAATTGCTAAGTCAGATGATGGTAGTGCAAATTCTTCTGTAGAAAAAACAGAAGAGGGAGAAGTTGTTGCAACAGAAACTGTTGTAGCAAAGGCTGATGAAGCAATTGTTGAGGCAATTGCAGAAATCAAGAATTCTCTTACAAATGCCTTTGGCGATCTCACTGCAACTGTTAAGTCTCTTCATGAGCAGGTAGCAGCAGTAACAAAGTCTCTTGATAATGTAACAGGTGATGTTAATAACATCAAGGGTAACTTTAATGAGTTTGGAAAGAGAGTAGATGCCGTAGAGCAAGATACCGCTTTCCGCAAGTCTGGCGATCTAGGCGAGATCGTGCAGTTTGAACCTGTGAAGGTTCAGAAATCCCTATGGGGCGGTCGTTTCCTCACAAATACCGACCTATTTAACTAAGGTAAAAATCACTAGGAGGTGAACAATATGTCGGAACAAAATAACAATCTAGAAAAGAACTACCCTGGATCAGGCGGAGCAGGCAATGAGATTAACTCTCAAGGCGGTTTCGTATCTGGTGGTGTTGGTAGTGCAACTGGTTTGAACTCTGCAGCACAGTCTGTAGGAGAACAACTAGGTAACACTGCTACTGCAGGCTTCGGATCAACATCTGGAGCAAACGCAGTAAACCCAACTGGCGTTGCAGGTGGTATTCTAGCACCAGAGCAGGCTCGTCGCTTCATCGACTACGTGTGGGATGCAACAGTTCTCGCCAAAGACGGTCGTAGAGTTACAATGCGTGCAAACACAATGGAAATCGAAAAGGTTAACGTTGGAGAGCGTGTAATCCGTGCTGCTGCTCAAGGAGCACCAGACTACACAAACGCAGGTGCTACATTTACAAAGGTAGAATTGACAACCAAGAAGATTCGTCTTGACTGGGAAGTCTCTACTGAAGCACTAGAAGACAATATTGAAGGCGGTGCACTTGAAGATCATCTAGTTCGCTTGATGACCAACGCATTTGCTAACGATATTGAAGATCTTGCTATTAATGGTGTAGGTTCAGGCGCAGATGCCTTCCTTTCCATCATGCCTGGCTTCGTTGCTCAGGTAAACCAAGTTCAAGGCAATGATGCACATGAATATGCTGCAACAGTTGCTGATAACAACTACACAACATCAGTAATGCAAGGCTTGCTTCTAGCAATGCCACGCAAGTACCGTGCACTTAAGTCAAACCTTAAGTTCTATGCGGGTACTGATGCTTTTGCTGGTATCGTTCGTAATAACGGTACTCTTGCAGATGCTATCTCAGCAGCGTTCTCAGACCGCACTGGTAGCACACAAGCAAACCGTCAAGAATTCCTTGATGGAACTGCACAAACACTTGGTAATGCACGCACAACTCGTGTACTTGGTGTAGATGTTCTTGAAGTTCCTTACTACCCTGCAGGTTATGTCGACTTGACATTCCCTCAGAACCGTGTATGGGGCTTCCAACGTGATATCACAGTAAATCGTGAATATCGTGCTAAGAAGGACACAATCGAATAC